ACAAAAAAAAACAAAATAAAAACAAAAAAAAACAAAATAAAAACAAAAAAAAACAAAATAAAAAATATAAAAATTTTTTATTAAATTTAATAAGAAAAAGTTTAGTTCTTAATTAACTTTTTCTTATTGTTTATTGTGTTCTTTAGGAGGTGTTCTGTTTAGGAACAGATTTAGAGTCTTCAACAATCTTTTCAACATCTTCTACATTCTGGATTATCTTTTGAGAAACCTTATCAAAAAGGACTGCTGAAGTTGGATTAGGTTGCTCTGATATGAGATAATCAAAATAGTTATCTCTTTCGCTGTCATGTTGAAACCAGTAATCAAGCGTAGTCACTAAATCTTCTGGCGCTACTTCAACTTTTTCAGTTTCTCTCATGTAGTTCTTAAGTTTCAAAATGCCTCTGCTCATTATCTCAACCAGTTCATCAATGTTGCTGACTTTTTCAGTCAATTCACCATAGAAGAACCTATCTGGTGGAAACTCAGCTTCTTCATCTTCAGAATATTGTTCTCCAGGTTCCACATTCACCAACGTCTCGATGTTGAATTCCATCTCAAATACGTAGTGTCTAATTACGTAGAGTGTTGTAGATTCTGTAAGTAAGAGGTCTCTCAAATAAGAAAGATCTGATTTGAGTTCTACATTCAAACCAGATTTTCTTATCTTATTTTGCCAGTCCTATTGTGTTTATAGGAAGTTTTGAATAGTTAGTAGAACATCTACTTTACCATTCAAAATGTGATTTTTGTTGCTTTTGACACCAACCATAAAGGTGTTGAACCCCCAGTTCTCCGCTATCATCGTGTTGATTGATTTCGCCCATGCTCTTTTTGTTGATTTGCTTCCAACCACATCTTTCACGTAGTTGGTCTTTGCTAGTTCTTTGAGCTCATTCAAGTTGAATTGATGATAGAGTGACTTCTCAAACTCATTCAGTCCAAGCAGTTTGATTTCTTCCAATCTCTCAACAGAGAAGATACACTTCTTGCACTGCTTGAGGTTCTCATAGAACATTCTGTAAGGGGAAACAGATTTGCGCTCAATTCCATTTTGGTTCTCTCTGTCTTGATACCACATCACATAAATCAGAGAACCACTATAGTCTTTGAATACAGACACCTCCATAAAGTGCTGAAGAGAAGCATGCTCTTCAACCAACTTGTTGAACACCTCTTTTGAAGCAATCGTAGACATCTTAACACGCGTTTAGTTTACCTTTGATGAATACTAATCTGTCTATTACAACTTTCACATTTTAGTATACCCTTTATCATTTAATAACATTACAAAGGATATCATTATAAACCATATGATTATAAAAGATTAACTAAAATGTGAAAAGGTTCATAGAGACTTAAATCATAAGTCAAAGACTATACAAATTATACTGATTATACTGATTATACTGATTATACTGATTATACTAATTATACTGATTGTATTGATTGTATTTATATTTTAAATATAAAAACACAAGTTATCTATATAATCAGTCAATATGACAAGAGGTTCAAGAATTCAAATTAAATTTTCTAAAAAATCATATTCTAATAAGAAGTTAAAAAATAAGCCAAAAAAAACATTAAAAATTAATGATTTGGTTTATGTAGCAGGAGATTATTTTGATTACGATGAGAAGAATCGTTGGAGTAAAAATGTTGCTAAAATTGATTATACTAAAAATTCACTAATTGGTTTAGTTAAATCATTTAATATCCATTATAATCAAAAATACACTAATGTTTTATGGTTTGCCGATTTTAGAGAACAATCTGTTTTATTAAAAGACCTTACATTACTTCCTAAAAATCTAAAACCAATAAAAGGTGTTATAAACAACTTTAATATTGAGTTGGCTGATTATGTTAATGTCTCTAACAAAAATAAAAAAAAATCAAAAAAAATTTCTAAAAGAACTACTAAAAACTCATATAAAACTGTTTTAAGTGATACTAAATCTATTATAGATGGAAATCACAATCATAAAGACGATGATACTCAAAATAATATTCACAATGATAGTAATAATGAAATGACTGATATAGAACTTCGTTTGTCTGGAACACGCGTAGTTATCATCAATAATTATGAAAATCCTAAACCCAGTGAAATTATAAATTCTTTATAAATACTAATATCAATAAACTAACAAACATCTAACAAACACGACAAATTTTTTATTGTTTCATTTATGCTTTTAACTATTGTATCATAGTCTATATTATGTTTATCATTATTAAAATTAATATATACTCTATAAAATATATCATTCTCATTTTTTTTCATAATCTCAAAATTTAAATATATCAAGTTTGTTATTTTAAATATAATTTTATTTAAAAAAAATTTATCATGAATATTATCAGTTGATGGAAATTGAAATATTGGTAATGTAGATTTTTTATAATAAATTGATGATATGTTTTTGATATTATTTTTTATATAATTATTTTTTATATAAAATAATTTATAATGATTATATTTATTGTCGCTTAGATTAATTATATAATTTTGATTAAAATATCTTATAACTTTAAATTTTTTTTCAAATGGTTTATTAAATTTTTTACTATTTATTATTTTACTTAAAAATTTTGTAAATGTTTCATTATCCCAATTTAAGTCTATTATATTATTATTACTATCATCATTATTATTATCAACATCATTATTATTTAAAATATTTATTTCTAAATAATTATAAGATTTATCTAGAATTTCATGATTATTAAATATGTTATATAAACTATCTAATTCATCGTCCATTATAAAATATTATATAGAGATAATAAACGATAATATATATTATATATATTAATTATTTCTAAATAATATATTCAAATTTTATTATAATAATATATAGATGCCAATACATTATCCATTTTATCTTATGTTAATAGATTATGATAATAAACAAATAAAGAATAGTAATGAAAATAAAAAACTTTTAGAAAAGATAAAAGATAATAAAAAAAATAATAACATTTTATAATCTTTATAATCTCTATAAATCTATATAAAATAAAAATTGAATATTATTTATAATATCATAATTAAAAATTAATTAATATCTTAATCTGTTCTTAATCTGTTCTTAATCTGTAATGACAAGTTTAACTAACATTAGTGATAATGAAACAAGTGTGAGTGAAACTGGTGCTTACATAATTAGAAATAAAACAATAATAGCAATTAAATCTATTGATAATATAAAATTAAATGATTTAGAAATTAAAGATTTAGAAATAGGAATATTTAATTGGACTATTGATTATTGTATTAAAAATGGTATCATAAAAAATTGGGATAATAATATGTTTAGAAAAACTTATATTAGTAAAGCAGTATCAGTTTTATCTAATTTAGATCCAAAACAATATTTAAGAAATAAACATCTTTTAAATATTGTACAAAAAAAACAAATTAAACCACATGAAATACCTTATATGAAAAATGAAGAAATCTTTCCAGAAAATTGGAATCATATTAAAACTACATTAGAAAAGAAAGTTGAAAGTCTTAAAAATAATAAAAATATTTCTATAACTGACCAATTTAAATGTGGTAAATGTAATAAAAGGGAATGTTCGTATTATGAATTACAAATTAGAAGTGCTGATGAGAGTGCTACTTTATTCATTACATGTTTAAATTGTAATGCTAAATGGAGACAATGATTTATTTTTCAGAAATTGCGACATCTAAGTCATTTTCATTTAGTCCATTATCACTTAAATCACTACCTATTATACTGATACCACTATCACTCAACTCACTTATATTATCACTTAAATCAGATACAGATAATAAACTTTCAGCATCGCTTATATCACCACCATCTTGTATATCACTATCACTACTATCAGTATCACTTAAGTCTCCTACAATTTCATTAAAATCATCATCTCCTTCAACTAAAATAGTGTTATCGTTTTCAGTATTTTCATTTACATTTTTAATCTTATTAGTTCTAATTATTCTACCAATACAATCTATTTTTTTATTATTAAGTATTGGTTTTTTCCCAACGATTTCTATGAATACTATATCATCATTACTAATATTATTTAATGGAATATCTGATTTAATCTTTATTGTCTTTTTTGGCACTATTATATGTATAACAGAGTGTATAATATCTTTACATAGCAAGCCAAAATTATTCTGTTCATGAACTTTACATTTAATAATATTACCTATAACTGGATTACATACTAAAATACTGAATTGAACATTAAAAAGAACATTACCTTGTAAACTATTTTGTTCTAATTCGCCTAATGAACATTTAATAATATTAATACTTCCTTCTTTTATAAAACCATATTTAGAATATTTACCATCCAACTCTTTAACTAATTTTTTATTTAATTCATCTTTGTAATCTTTGTGAATATGAATTGGTTGTAATTTTATCTTTCTATTTACAATATTCTTTATAAATATATCCTCTATATTATTTGTAGAACTACCCATATCTTTCTTATATTATAATTTAATAAATATATTTAATAAATATTATCAAATTTTATTTAAATAATTATTCATTATTGGCCTTACATATAATACTTTATCTTTATTATTTCTTAATATTAATTGATATATTAGACAAAAGTTTTGTTTTGTATATTTATTTACCTTATATATTTGTTCTAATGTATTTTTATCTTTTAAAATACTATTATCATATTTTTTTATAAAACCTTCTAACATCTTAACGCTTATAGTAGTAGTAACTATACATCTTGTTCCAGTTACAGATTTTTTATCTTTTAATTTTTCTAAATCTATTATTTTAAATACTGGTTCATCATTCACTATTTCATTATATCCTAATTTTTCAATTTTACTATTCTTTATCTGTTCCTTCATTTTATTTTTTTGTAATCTTCTATTTTGCGTTTCTTGAAATGGTGAGCAATTTTGAATCTTATATTTATCTTTTGTACCTTCTATCAATTCTCTACACATAAATTTATCTGTAAAATAATTATAGATAATATCATTATTATCTAAAATATAATTACCTCTTTTTAATGAAGAAATTACATTATCTAAATATTCTTGTTTAAATCTTTTATTTAAAACATACCTTATCAGCGTTTTGAAATCTTTTGAATTTAAATTATCTATCATCATATCATAAATAATATTATTATACTTCTTAACATCATTATTATCAAATAATAATCGTTTTTTATATGCTTCTAATTTCTTTTCAATAAATCCATTATATTTTTCATTCTTTTTCATTATATCTTCATTACTACTACTTGAATTATTTGTAGTTGTATTATTATTATCTTCTTCTTCTGGTGGTTCATAATTTGTTAAATCTATTCTTATTGAAAATTTATTCTTTTCTTTTTTCCTTTCATCTAATAATATCTTTTCATCTTTTATTTCTAATGGTTGAAATATATAATTATCATATCTATATATTAAATATCCATCTCTTTTATTTGTTCCCTTTAACTTATTTTTATTTTTAACTAATTGATTTAAAGAAAAATATAAAATTTCATTATTTTTTACTTTGTATTTATTCTTCTCTAAAAATTTAATTAAATTTTTTATATCCGTTCTATCATTTTCTTTAAAATATTTTGTTATATATTTTTCTATTAATTTTATATCATAATCCAAAAACTCCTTTTTATAAGTTTTTGTATTTATTAATTTATTATTTGTATCAACATTATTTCTATCAATATCATTTATATTTTTAATATCACTTATATCCACTTTATTTTCACATTTAATATCACATTTACCATAATCACAAATTCTTGAACCAGTTTTATCATTTCTATTATAATTTTCAATTAATTTATTCTTACTTGTTAATAGTCTAATAGGAGATAAATCTAAGAAACGATTGGCGTTAATATTAAGATTACAATCAATAGCATTTTCTTTTATTATTTTTTCAAGAAGTGATATATTTTTCTGTTTGTTTTCAGCTATTCTGTAAGTTCTAAAATCTATAGTTTCTCTTTTATTATCTATCATATTAACATATTGATAAATTGTAGTATTTCTTTTAGTTTCTGGGAGATTTATATGTGAATAATTACGAACTGAACGACCTATAACTTGTTCAATCCTATTTAAATTATACCATGGGTCAAATATATGAGTTTCTCTAATATATTTTAAGTCTAAACCTTCTGTACCACTTTCAGTAATTAAAATTATTTTTATTTTATCTCCATTAATATTATCAATATTAGTAGCACTCATAATTTCTTTGGTATTATTTGGTGATAATGATTTATTTCCAGATATAATTATATAACTTCCTCGTTTATCTGTTTTATTTCCATTTTTAAGAATATTTTTATTATTAAATTTATGATATCCTATATGCTCTAAAGCAATTGCGATTGGTATTACCCCAGATGCTAAATATCTAGAATATACTAATATTACCCCTTCTGCTTTTACTATATTTTTTAATAATAGATGAATTTTAGGTGAATATTTTTTAATATTATCTTTATCTAATATTTGATTATTTCTATCTTTATATTCTACTTTATATTTACCCACTTTACCTTCTTCTACTTTAAATACCTTCTTTAAACCATTATTACCATATGTAGATTTTATATCAGCATCTAAATCATCATCATATATTATATTTGATATTTGAACTTTTTGTTGTAAATCAGTTTTATTTATTTCATCATCATCATTACCACTATCATCATCATCTTCATTATCATCATTATCTTTAAATTTGATTATATTATATATACTTTCTTGCGATTTACTCATTACAGTAAAAACTAATTCTAAATTTTTAATTTGTTCATTTTTATCAATTTTTTTACCATATATATCTTTTTTAGGATATACATTTTTAGTTAAAATATTTTTATCACTATTAATGGATGGATATAATCTTAAAGGAAATGTAAAAGGATTTTCACCCCTCATATAAGATATAAAATTAGATGAAACCTTTTTAAGTATCTTTTCATATTCTGGATTGAGTTTATTATTTTTATCAAAAATTTTCATATTATTCTTAATTCTATTTTGACCATTTTGTAGTAATAAACAATTTAATATAAAATTTAATTCACTAAAATTATCAAACATAGGTGTAGCAGATAATAGAACTAATACATTATTATTTAATATTTCTAACATTTCTAAAAATGATTTAGTTACTTCTTTACCACTATCATCTTCATCTGTTATTCTCATATTATGAACTTCATCTGTTATTATAACCCTATCATCAAATTTATTTCTTATATTTACCAAAAAATCTTTCTTATTTTTACTAATTTTTTCTATCTTTTTAAAAATACTGTTAAACTCACCAAAAGATAAAATTTCATATTCATTCATTATCATTTTTTTTGCCTTATTTTTAATATCACTCATTTCCATTTTATCTCGTCCTACTATATTATGTAAGTAATAATTACCTAAACATTGCTCCATATTATCTTCACTTAGTTTTGATATATCAAATAATTCTTTTATATAATTATCTTTTAATTTAAGAGGTAATAATACTAATGTTTTTTTACTATAATATTGTTTAAAATTTTGACTTATTTGAATACTCGCACATGTTTTACCTACACCTACACTATGATATAAATATATTGACCTATAAGGAGTTTCTGGAGATATTAATTTTTTAATAAATTTTTGATTATTACTAAGTTCAAAAAAATCTTTATCTAAAATTTCATTATCCATTTTTGGTATCTTATTTATCGCAAACTCTTTTTTTGTTAATAATTTTTTAATAAAATTTTTATCTTGATAATCTGGATAAGAAATATCTCTACCCATATTTTTATAGGTTATATTTTTCTTTATCTCATCAATATTTTCTAATATTTTTTTCTTATCATCTTTATTTGTTGTTTGATTTAATACTTTTAATAACTTATTAATTGCTTTTTCTAATTTAGTATAATCTTCATCATTATTATACTTTGAAAAATCTATTAATAGTTTATCAATACTACTCATTTAATATAATTAAAATAATTTATATTAAATTTTATAAAAAAAAGAAACTAAATATTATATTTTTTCACATTATTTTTAATCAAATCCACATGCGCGATTAGCAATACCATTAGTGAATTGAAATCCTTGTTGTTCTAAGAATTTCTTTTGTTGTAAAGAATCACGAGTTGGAGCACCACCCCATACCATTTTAGATGGGTCTGGAACTAAATTATCTGGATTTTGAATATTTCTAGCTAAGCATGGAACTAATGGATATACTTGTAAGTCATATGTAGATACTTCGCTAATGACATCACATCTTTTAAGACCGTAATCATTACCACGACGAATACGATTTTCAAGAGATTTCATATCTAATTCACATTCATTATTAGCACATGAACGATATTTTTGATTAATAATTTTTTTATCAGTTAGTTCTCCTCCATTTCTTAATTGAGAATCTACATCTACATTACAACCATCAGTAACTCCATAACCATTAGAAATAATCATATTATTACATTGGGCTACATTTTCAAATTTTCTATCTTCACATCCAGCTCTAGGGTCAAACAAATAATAATCATCAATAGTTTTATTTTGTTTTTCATTGGCAGCTAAAGCACAATCGTCAAGACCTAATCTAGCATCTAAGAAAAAATTTCTATCTTTACAATCAGTCATTTTATTTATAGTAATAAATAAAATAAATAAATTTATTTAAATTTAATTTAATCAAAATTTTTTTAAATTAAATTTTTATTTAAAAAAATTTTGATATAAAATTCTATTCAACCCTACCTAATATTACTTCACTAACATTATCATAACATTTTTCAACAGCACCTTGCTTACATGTTGGACCCCTATCATATAACCATTTAGCAAAACCAGTTTGGTCATTAACAATATCTGTTACTGGCATAGTATAGAATTGTCTATCTCCTCCATCATTCATAAATATATCATCAACACTTCTATATAATTTTTCATCATATTTTTGTTTCATAGATTTTTCTATTTTTTTATTATCTATATTACATGCTTCTTTGTGATCCCTTTTTGAACCAGGCATCAAATCAGTTATTAATACATTCATAAATGGATTTTCTGATGTAGGTTTTACACATTCTTTTTTTTCTGATTTTGAATTCACTAGATTTTTCTTTCTAAATTGCTCTTTTATTTTTTGATTTTCTCCATCTTTCATTAAAGTCATAGCATATGTTAATAATAATACTATCACTAAAATATAAAATACTTGATAATTATTTTTAAATAATACCAATATTAATACTAAATAAATAGTAAAACGAACTATACTATTAATTTTTTCATTAAAGGTCATATTAGAAGTAGGGAAAAATTTTAAAAAATTATCCTCTGTGATAAAACCTCTTAAATCATTATACCACAACTTTTCAGTCATTATTATATTTAATATATTATTTTATTTTAATTATTTACTTATTTTGTAATATTATTCAATTATATTATTTATCATGTTCTCATTATTTTTGATTTTTTCTTTCATTTTTTTTCATTATTATTCTTATTCTTTTTCTTTAAGTTTATTTTGTAATTTTTGTCTCATTTGACCTTCTCTGCTATTTGGATTATTTTGATTAATACCTTGCATACCTCCCATAGAACTCATCATATTTTGTATAATTTCTGGATTCATCATATTTTGCATTATATTAGTAAAATCTGTAGGAGAACTATCACTTGTAGAAGCATCTGGTGAAGTATCAGCATCAGTTGAACTCGAATTATTCATCATATTACTAAACATATCACTTAAAATAGGATTATTAGCTGTACCATTTTGCATTTTATTCATAAGATTAAAAGCATCACTAATTAATTCATCTTGTTTTATTTCTCCGCTACTTAACTTATCTGTTATAGATGTACCTACTTGTTGAACTAGATTTCCTAATACATTTCCATTTTCACTATTAAATAATTTACTAGGATCTAGTAAATCATTTGGATTATCTATGTTTAAATCATCTAGATTAATACTATCACTAATTTCTTTTGCTAAGTTTCCAATTTTACTATCTCCTATAATATCATCTATACCACCTTCCATTTTAATAGTATATTTTACCTTATTAATGTTCATCAATACTTGTTTAATATCATCATCCATTATTTCACTTAACTCATTTGTTACATCTGTTTTTTTATTAATTTTTTCAAGTATATTTATAACAGATAGTAACATTTCTTGTTGTCCAGATAATATTTGTGTTAATTCATCAACTTCTTCAACCTCTTCCTCTTCAACTTCCTCCTCTTCTTCTTCATCCTCATCTTCAACTTCCTCCTCTTCTTCTTCATCTTCATCTCCATCTTCATCTGTTTCTTCAACTGCTTCCCCATCTTCATCTGTTTCTTCAACTGTTTCTTCAACTGTTTCTTCAACTGCTTCTTCTTCTACTAACTTATCTTCTTTTTCATTATATTCAGTAATTTCTTCTCTAAAACTTCTATACAAATAAGATAATAAATATAATGTAAATAAATATGATAATATATTTTCCTTATCTTTTTCAAATGTTCTTAACAATTTACTAATCTTAATATTTTTAAAAATATTAATATCAAATAACTCTTTGTATTCATCTAGGTTATTAAAATCTATATTAGTATTCATAAAAAATGTATCAAATTTATGCTGTGTTGTTTTCTTAATAAATAATTTAATGTATTGTGGTGTTCTTTTATCAATCACCTTATAATTTTTCTTAATCGCTACTTTATGATAATTATCCTTTTTTATTTCTTTAAAAAAATCAATCAAAATTCTGTTAAAAATAAATGCGATTTTTTGTTCAATATTCATTTTTAAAATTTAATACATATTAATTTTTTAATAAAATATTTTTAACGAAAATTTAATAAAAAAAATTAGAGAGAAAAATGAATATAATAAAAAAATTAGTTAAAATGAATATAATAAAAAAATTAGTTAAAATTTTTTGAAATATCTTTCATAAACAATTTAAAATTTTCAACTACATCAAAATTAAATAAATATTTAGTATATAAATTATCCATATCTCTTCTAAGATAC